TTATCTAAGTATGTTAAATACCCCAATAGTATGTCTTCTTGCTTTTCGTTTTTATTAAGTAAATTAATAGTCGTAAATCCTAAGACAACGACTACTATTGATAGTATTATTATTGTTATAGTTGTTATCATAATTTGTCAAATAGGTTTTTAAGTCCTTCGCTTTTAATTGTACCTAAAGCTTTACTTTTAATTGGGGACTTTTTATTTGAGTTCAAGGTATAATTCTTTTTAGGCTTATCCACATTATTTTTAAATGTTGGTAACCATTCTTTTTCAAATTCAATCCTAGCAGCCATCATATCTGCATGATGCATTATATAAATTAAAGAAGTTCTTGGTTTAGTTTCTACCATAAAACTTTTAAAATAGGATTCATTAGCTGGATCATATAACCCATCATGTAATTTAATACCTAAATGTTCATTATACGTTAATTTGATACCGGCTTGAGTTAAAAGAAAAATTGATCTATCTGGAACAGACATATAAGCTATTTTCTTATTAAATTGATACATCTCACCCATATTTTTCTTTCGCCATTCATCCTTAGAAGGAATATGTGAGTATTCAACACCATCACCCATTTTACCTAAATCATGATTAATAGCAGCAAATACTAATTCTTCAACTGTATACGTTGTAGTATCGGCTCCCATTTCACCCCATACAGTATGCAGTCTTAAAGCGCATTCTATTACACGATTAACATGGTCAATGTAACCACCGGGGAACGCGTTATGATACGCTTTCTTATGCGAAGCAGGCATAAGTACTAATTCATCCTGGTGGAGATTATAAAATTCTAATAATTGGTCTTTTCTATCCCCTGTAATATATTTATTTATATATCCTTGAAATACTTCCCAATTTGATGATATTTTTTCTGCTGGTATGCTCATAACTTTTATTTATTTATTATCCATTTCTTAATACTGAACCTTCTCTATCTAGTGTAGATGTAAGCTCTGATGTAATTTCTTCTGTTTGTTCTACTTTTTTCAAAAACTGATCAACTGGTTGTTGTGTTTTTACTAATAGTTTTAAATTTACTAAGTTACCATTTATTCTGTCTATTAAACGGTAAATTGTTTCTGGGTTGCGTAATGCCATAATCTATTTATTTATATTATTAATGTATCGGGTACCTTGTACCCCTTATCCTTATATCCTTTATTTCTCCATCTCTTTATCCTAATTTCCCTTAAATCCCGTATATTGAAGATACCAAAAGTATCTGTGGTATCCAAATTATTTTGTAAGTAATATTGATTTTTTCTTTATTTTGAGAAGAAATGCGCATTTTTCATATAACTCATCTTTCTGAAAGAATTCAATTCCCATATCAAGGGTAGTGATAAATTCACCATCAGAATAATGTTTGATTGCGTCAATATAACCGTTATCCTTAATGTTTACGTTCGATATGTAACTCCAAGCTCTATTAAATACAACGTATTCTCCAGCTTCTTTTATATCATCAACATCAAATTCATGATCAGAACTCTTAAAAAATTTAAGTACCTTAGTATTAAAGTTTATGTGGTTAATCAATAATTTTTTATACATGCCAATATGATATATAGGCCTATCCTTTAATTCATTTAAGGTTTTAGAAGTATCTTTACCATCAAGTTCTTCACCTGGTGGAAATAGCCCAAATATGTTAGTCATATCAATCATCTTATTATACATATTCTTCAATTTCATCTTTTACATATTATTGGATTGGGTAATATACGCACAAAAAAATACCCATCCAAGCGATTTAA